TTCAACTACCACTATTATGATGAGGCTGTGTCGGGAAATAAGTTTGGAATACCCATTTACACAATTAAAGATTGTAATATTGTTTTTGATTATTAGGTTATCATCCAAAAGGTTAAACTCCCTCCTATACTTATGGTTCTTGTATCTTTACCCACTTTGAAATTGGGGTATAAAAAAACCCCTAACTTAATATTCCGAGTAAAAAGTTAGGGGAAATATGTATGAATATATCTTTCCAATAAATACTTTTTAACTTTAATAACTCGGAATTATTATTGTTATACTAATAAATATATCGTTGTTTGACAAAAGATAAATATTTCATAAAAAAAATTTGATTATTTAATATTTTTTTTCATATCTACTAAGTTTCCAACTAAGTATTGATTATATAAGTATATATTTATATGTAAAGAAAAAATATGGAAACTACTTTTAAAACCCCAGTTATTTATTTCCAAATTAAAAAGTTATCAACAACTCAAATAAGATTACTTGCTTTAATTGAAGAATATACTAAACATAGGGGAAACTTTACCCTAACTGATAAAGAAATATCCCAAATATTTGGATATAAAACCAAAAGACAACCACAATACTATATAAAGGATTTGTGTGATAAAGGTATTATATCAAGATGTCAATATGGTTTTTACGACCATTCAAGAGAAACAAAATCTGGCTTCGTGAAGCGTAGAAATATAACAATAAATTATGATGTATTAGAAAACTATTTAAACAATGGATAACGAACTAAAAAACAAATGGGTAGGGGATATTATAGATGATAAAGAAAAACCCCTTATAATCAAGGATTTTGATAATATTGAAGATATTAGTTCAACTGATGTTAATAACAAACGACTTGTTTATGATATATTCACAAAATCATTTATACCATATGATGAATATACAAAACAATATAATCAAAAAATGTATGGGGTTAATTGTAAACCCGATGATGAAAATTGAAAACCAAAAAATGATATTGTTGATGGTATCAAATATTTTGACTAACTTTATCCTATGAAAAAACTAATCTACATTCTTATTATACTATCTTCAATATTTTTTTTGACATCTTGTGAAAAAGATGATGATATTATTAAATCACCAAGAAAAATATATATTTATTCTACCACACATACTGAAATATACTTGAATTATAAAAATATAAATTATCCTACAATTCAAGACCAATCATTTTCTAATAGTCCGGAAGTTCCTTATTGGGAAACTATAACACTTAATGGTAAAATTGGTGATAATATTTTCTTAAAACAAAAAACACTTCAAGAAACTTATAATAATATTGACATTTCATTACCTCAACCTTCTGGTTGGGTTCTTCAAGATAGTTCAAATTACGAAATATTGATTATTATTGATAACGACACTTTATATCATAATATACAAACAACCCCAATCACAATTTCAAAAACTTTGATTTAATCACCCCCAATATATATAAATTAAAGAGCCCCACACACAAGTGGGGTTTTTTATTAAAATGCTTTACCACCTCTTTGTTTTGGGTCGTCTATTGATGTTGTAAATGATAATTCAACTGAAATATTTCTAGGACTAATCGCTTGTTTAATCAAATAATTTTTTGAGTCAATTATGATAGGTATTTCAGTATGAATTTTACCAATCCAATGGCAATATCCATTTGTTGAATTGAAATAAGTAGCGGCAACCAAACAAGTAAATGGGTCTTCAACTGTAATACTTGCGTATTGATTATTACTTGAATTTAGACAATCTAATATAACTACAAAATCACCATCCTCCATATAGTGTGGTTCAGCAAAAATTAATTTTAATAATCCACCGACATCCTCAGTTGCTATAAATCTATTTACCTTTGGTGTTATTTCTAAATATACTAGTGTTGAATTATAAAGTTCATTCAACCAGTAAGCCTCATCCTCAGTTATAAACTGACTATTTACTGTATAACTATTTTGAACATTCTGATAAATAATGTCCCTACCTTTTGGGTCTGGATATGATAATATTGTAGTTGTTGTTGTATCTCCTAATAAACGCTTATATTCAGTTGTATTAACCGCAGTTTTTGTTTGTTGATGTCTTCCTTCAAATGAGTATCTATCCCAACTACCATAATTATTCAACCAAGCAAATCTAAATTTATCATAATATTTTTTATTTGTCATATTGACCCTATATATTTCACTTGTTCTAATATCGGGGTTCACACCATCTGAAAAATAAGTTGCGCAAGTATAGTAAGCAACATCTTGATTAATAATGGGAAATGTTGAAAAAGAACTCTGAACGGTATTAATATTATGTGGTCCAATACCAACGGATATTTTATCATTACACATAGTAATTCCACTTAAATTCGGGTCTATGAAACTAAAATTATTATAAGTCGCACTTGATAATAGTGTATTTGTATTATCAAATGTTTCAACCAATAAATAGGTTATACCACTAGGTATAACATTAAATATATCTACAAAATACATATCCGAATAATCCATAGTCAATACTCGGGGGGCGTTAGTTAAAAATTGCCCACCAAATGGAGCAAAAGCGGTAGTTGCTAAATTATTCCTAAATGTTGTGGCAGATTCAATAAATGTTTTTGGCCCCCTATTTCCACCGAAACCATTTGGTTGTAATACATCCTTATCGTAATTTTGTTTGTAATCACCTAAATAAGAAATCGCACCATTATAAAAAATACTTGTATCACCAGTTATTGATGTTGCCGTAAAAATAGTCGTACCAGTACTTAATGAACCATATTCTTCAAAAAATACACAATAGACATTTTTAATTGAATCACAATTTCCATAAAAAGGTTCGCCAATATCGGCTTTGGGTGCGAAATTATAACTAACATAATCCTCCAAAACCCTATTTAATCTAAACACACCAAAATCAAGTTTATTAGGGAATACCTTCATTCTTGTTACAAATGAATCATTAACATAAACATCCGCCACAAATCTATAATTCGGTGGTAGCGGGGTTATAAATGTTGTTCCAACCGATGCCCAAAAATCATTATATATAGGGGTATATTTTATTGATATATCGTCATTATTAAGTCCCATAGTTTTTTATATTATAAATATTATTTATTAAATAGTGTTATTTCTTTTTCAATATCAATCGCAACATCTTGTTCTAAAAATCGTTCAATTTGATTTTGTTTTGAAAAAAATGGAAATAAAAAGTTTAGGGGTTTAATACCTTTTTCACCTATTGATTTTGCGATTGGATATGCGGCTTCTTTTGGCAAACCCTTAAATCTTGTCCATTTAATTATCGCAGAATATGGTGGGGGTTTTGCTCCCGCTCTCCTACCCCTCAAAACAAATTCACCATAATCAAGATAGGTTATAATTAATCTATATTCCCCTTCTTTTTGAATAACTTTATAATCAATTGATTTTTCAAGGTTGCCAGAAGCGATTGCGTTATTAGCCCTTAATATCTCTTTAATATCCCCAACTATTTCGTCGCCGAATTTGTCTAATCTTTTTAATATGGCAACTTCTAAACTCATTGTTCTATTAAGTAAATGTATTCGTTATATAAGTCATCCAACGACTGTGGAAACTCTCCGTTGAGATATGTATTAGTCAAATAACAATCATACACCATATAATCCAACTCAATAAGGACCCTATCAACTTCTTTGAAAGCGTAAGGTATAATTGTATTAGTTGGGGTTACATATTGACCATTTAATGTTATCATACCATCAGATGAATCAATATACTTTTTTATAATATCATCTAAATAATCAATTAACTCATCTGAATTATTAAAAGTTAAACCGTTGAATGAATTTTGATTACAATGTAATCCTATTATCATACCTTGACCAAATCCGATATGCATAAATTCGTCATCAATTTTTTGATATAAAAAAACCACGCCAGAATTACTTTCGTAAGTTATAATATTATTTTGTATTGTTATTTCCATAATTTTTATATTTTTTCTATTAAGTAATATGAACCTCTCGCATTTTGAGTTAATGACGCTGTATTTTGTAATGCGAAAACAATATATTGGTCGTTAACCCAATTTATATTTAAATTTGAAACTGAGTTATATAACACTAAATCTGTCGCAGTAATACCCGCAGTTATATAAACTTCTGTATTATTTGATGCGTTTTTTACAACCAAGGTTCTTAACATATGATTAACCAAGAATGATGTTGCGCCAGCGTTATTATATTGCCCAACCAAAATAGGCGAACCCGATAAATCTGGCGTGCTATTAACATAAATCCTCATAGTCGTAGATGAATTTATCGTAGTCCTACTTCTATAATTAATACGCACAAGGTCACCATTCCCAAAAGTTCCTCCACTAATCAATTGAGTGTAAGTGACTGAATTAGCTGTTGTACCACTAACTAAGGTTCCATCACTACCATCACTCCAAGTATCAATTCCTCCGGTGGTACTAGTAAAGCCGGTGATATTAAATGATGTCCCACTATTATTAGTCATAGTGATTTGACTTCCATTAAATGTTCCGCCCGTTACAAAAACGTCGGTTGGTAAATTCTGATAAGTTGTTGCTGATATTGTATTAGCAGTTAATCCGCTTTGGATAAAAACATCACCACTTATTGTTCCCCCACTTTTATCGTATTTATTTGAAACATCCCCCGATGTTGGAGTCCTTGGAACCCACAATCCAGTACTTGCCGAATAAGTTAATACTTGACCGTCAGTTGCGCCAGTGACATTAACGTCGTGTAATTCACTTAATTCATCAATACCTTCATCAACTTTAACAAATATTTTACCTTGATTAGGGTGTGCGTATAATACATAACCTATTTGAACTGGATGGTTCTGAGGTTGAATATTTGTTAATCTACCAGCAACAGTTTCAGATAACCATAGGTTATCACCATCAATCCAAGTTTCACCTTGTAATGAACCCGTTGTGTTAATATTTCTAACATTTCCAAAACTAGTAATAAAACCTTCTTGGTTATTATCAATATTTTCTGTAACTATACCTAATATACCCGAATGATTAAGTTTATTATTGGATTGTGCCAACAATACTGCTAATCTTTGGCCTTGGGCCCCACCTTCTGATGATGCCCTAATTCTTACTACTTGATAATTACTTTCTAATAAATTTGAACCGGTTTTATTAACCACTCTAATAACTTCTTCTTGACCTATCTGTAAAGTTACATTACCACCTTTTAAACCTAAATCTAAGGTTCCATCAACATCATTCCAAGTTAATTTCGCAACACTTGAAGTCGCAGTTGATGCGGTAGAGAATTGAACATATCCATTAACATTTGTATTACCACTAATATTAACATCGCCAGTTGATGTCCAACCAGTTACTTGATTAATTAATATACTTAATGGGGGTTGAGAATTATTTTGTTCAATAGTTAAAACATTACTATTGTTATAAGTAAATGCGGTAACTAAGGTATCAACATTTGAAAACCCAGTTATATTAATTGGGGTATTACCAATTGTATTCAATGTTAAAGTTCCCGCAGAGTAACTACCCCCACTTACAGCACTTACTATTTGTGTTTGTAGGGTTTGAACATCACCGGTTAATGTAGTAATTACTGTACAATTTAAAAGGTCGTTACAATTAAAACTTGTTCCACCTCCACCATTGGTAAATCCAGTAATTTGAATAGTTCCACCAGTTGTATTAAATAAATTTAATGTAGTTGTAGCACTTGAATATGTCCCACCAGTGATTGTTCCACCAAGAGCAACGGAAACATTATTTTCTAAATTGATAAAATCAATACAAGTTCCCAAATCATCACAACCAAATCCACCAATATTACCACCAGTAAAGTTTTGAAGTATTTGAGTTAAGTTTAATCCTTCATAGGGGATATCACATAAGTTCTCTTGAAAATTAACTTGAATACTAATCTCCATAGACCAACCCGCAACCCACTCCGAATATCTACCCGCAAATGGACTTATTGTTGGTTCCCCATCAACGAAAAATTGGTCGTCTTCTAACTTTAATATTCTAAATACATCTAATGCGATTTGTAATGTATCAGATAAAACTTCTTGTTCGTTATTTTTATCCTTTTTTACAATATCAAAAAATAATAAATTGAAATTATAATTTATCGTATTTTGATTTGATTGAACTGAAACGGGGGTTGCCCAAAAAACGGGGTATGTTGAATTTTCACTAATATATTTATTCAAATCCGCTTCTGATAATTCACCGGCCCCAAATCTTTTTATTTGGTAGTGAGCCTCTGATATTACTTCAAAAAGTTCTATAATTTGGTTATAAGATAATACACTCATTTTTTCGTTTTTATATAAATATTTTTTATTTAGTCAATTGCGTCAAATCTGATATGAAATATCTAATGAACCATCAATCATATTATTAGTTAATGGGGAGCCTATGTTTATCACAGTATCAACCGATGCGTCCCATATATTTGCTGTTATTGAAGATGATAAACTAAACACTTGGTCTAATCCTGCGTCGTTAATATTCATCGCAGGTAGCATAATACCATTTTGGTATTTAACACCGTTAATAATCGTTACATTACTATCTGTAATAGTTGCGTTATTTGTCCCAATAATAGAAACATTCTCAACATTTCCATAAATTAAATTATTACGACCCCCTATAATACTTGAATTATAAGTTCCTTGTAAAATAGTATTACCATCTCCTTGGACGAATATATTTTGATTCAAACTTGATATATTATTCTGTTGTCCAATAATGTTAATATCATTATTAGTTAATGGTCTATTAAATTGATTAACTGGGTTTTTATCTTCAACGACATCATCAAAAATGTTATCATTACCATTATTAATATCTTTGACTTGTTGTTGGAAAATCAATACATCAAGTAATTTAATTAAACTAACCGATGTAGTGTTATTTGACATAGGGTTATAATCGCTAATCTTGTTTAAACGATAATATTGTCCATCAATATTGATAGTGTTTCTAAAATCTAATTCAAAAATATCTCTTTGAGTCAAATAAAAATTCGCTTCAACTGATTTAGAATTTTTGTCTAATATCTCAAAATAATAAGACCTATAATATCTATTAAATAATGTTCCATTAGTATATGATTGTCTCTGATAATAACTTATAAGGGGAATACCGAACACTAATGATGTATATGATATATAACCATCATCTTCCATCCCACAGTAAGGGTAATACTCTAAATCGGTGAATACCGTACCGGAGTTTAAGGACGAACCATACCATAATCTATTTTTATTAATATTTGTAAAATCATAACCTCTATAACTTTTTAAGCCACCATAATATAAAACTCTTAAATTAGTTTTTGGTTTAATATAAGTTACCCCATTTTCTGAATTAACTTCTTTTGTAATTTGGGGGAATGATATTTTTTTGGTGCTATCTTCAATTTGTGGGGTAGGTGAAAATAAAACTTCTATTTTGGTATTACCTTTTACAAAATCATTATCCGTTGTAAATTCGTAATTACCATAAATTTCATTATATTTCTTTGAATAATTATCATTCCAATAGTCAGTATCGTTTTTATAACTTAATTCAAAATCTTTACTAACAACATCACTTAATGGGGTGATATTAATTGATTGTGAAATATCTAATTTTTTACTCCAATCAATTACACTACCTTGACTATAATAATCATTTCTTGGTTCAACCCTAACTACATTAGTTTGACCCTTAACATCATCAATATATAAGTTAAATAATTTAATTATTGATAATAAGAAGTCAGATTGTTTTACACCACAATCAAAAAATTCATTTAAGTCAATTTGGTTACCCTCAAAAATTCTATTATTAGAAACGGCATTATAAAATCTACTTGAAACACTATCTTCAAATAATATTCTAATTATCGCTCCATTTTTATAAAAAGCATTTTCTAATAAATTTGAACCTGCTAAATTATTTGAATTTCTAATCAATATTCTTGGGAATACTTCATCACTAATATCTATTTGGACACCCTCAGTTTGAACTGATATACTTAAATAAGGTGAAACATAACCTTGTGCGCTAGTTGTTTGCGTAGGAATTTGAATATTGATTGTATCATATATTTCAACATTTGACGCTACAATTGTTTCAACACCATTTCGTTTTTTAATTATCTGAAATTCAACTTCTATTTGCCCCCATTCATCACCGGCTAAATTTGAATATTGCCAAAATCCCGCACTTGGTGTTCCTGCGATAGGTAATAATTGTATCCTAAATTGAAAATCGGCTTGAAATTTCATTTCGGTAGTATATTGGGATATAAACCTACGAGAATTTAAGGCTGGATTATAGTTATTAAAATTATCAAATAAATCGGGGAATGTTGAACCACTAGTGTCCGCATTAAACGATGTGAATATCTCATTAAATTGGGTTGTTCCTACTGGTTTTGCGTAAACGAATGTTGCGCCAGTTAAACCCGCTCTAAATTCTTGTCTTTGTATTTGCTGAGTTGATTTTGGGAAATATTCACCGGTATATGGAACGATTAATCTTTTGAAATAACAACTATCAAAAAAATCACTTTGATATGTAAATTGCGCATTTTCAAATATTTTATCAATAATCGTTTTTAAATATATTGATGGGTAAAAATCTTGAACTCCATAACCATTTCTTAATATACTATTACCGAATAAAGTTTTTTTACCATAATCAATAATAGGATAAACATAACCTTCACCAGTTTGACATTTCACATATGTTGTTCCGCTCTCATTTAATGAATTTTCACCCCAACCTTTGTTTATTGTTATGGTTGTTGAATTTGGAACATCTATAATCGTTGAAATACCATTATAGATGTGATTTATAGTTGGGTCAGCCTTTTCAACCCATATAGTTTCACCTATTGAATAATTATGAGCAGAACCATAGATTAAATTAACTTTACCATTATTAAATTGGGTATCAATAAAAGTTTGGGTATTACCCGTAGTCCAATTAATATAATTTGAACCATTTTTTTGAATATTAGTATTCCAACTATTTAATATACTACCAAAATTATAAGTGTGGGTATATTCAAAGAAATTTAAGCCACACATCTTATCTTCACCCAAATTATAGAAGATATTTGCCAATTGTCCGTATAGGTTAATTTCGTATTTAATATTATTAAAATCGTCTCTTACAATTTTAGTAAGTTGTAAATAACCACTTAATTGTTCTAAACCTTCTGAGTAAATTACGAATTGTGCTTTTTTTCTTGGGTCGTATTCTAAATCAGCCCCAATCTCAAAAATGTTCTTAAAAAAAACATTATTATTTTTTGTGCCGGGGATTGTAATTGTTTTTGAAAATGATGAATTTCTTTTTTCGGGTGATGTTATATCAGCAATTGAAAATGTTAATGGGAATTGTTCATTATCAAATAAATCTAAACTCTCATATATTTCATATTGTCTATTTTCAGAAGCAAAAATTACTTTACCATTTTCACCGCTTGTAAAACTAATAGGTAATTGTAAATCTACATTTGTGAATATTGTAATTCCACCTATATAAAGTGTTGAAGGTTCAATACCTATAATTTCAGTTTCACCATCAGCCCAAGGATTAATAGATTTATTTGTTTTATCTATTGTAATTTTTTGACCTAAACTTAATTCATTTGTTGTATTAGAACTAAATTCTAAACCTAATTTAAGACCAAATGAAGAAGAGGCTAAATATGTATCTTGAAATTCTAATTCAGCGGTTTGCTTATATTTGAAAACTATTAATTCCGTTTTGTTCATTTTTCTATTTTTTTATAAATATCTATTTACAAGGTTGAAAAAAAATAATCAAATTCTTTTTTATTCCCCCTATTTAAGGCTTCTAAACTAAATGCTAACGACATAACCATATCATCGTGAATACCACTTGACGCTTGATATTTAATATTTCCACTATCACTCATAACAAATATGAAGTTCTCCAATTCAACTCTTAAATTTTTATCATCGGGTAATTTAATTTCTTTATTATTAAACAACCTAACCATATTTTGTATTATTTCGTGTTTTGACTTTGATGTTGTTGTAAATGGGGTTATAAATTGACCCCAACTTGTTTCAAGTAAATCAGACACAATAGGAATCCCCAATCCATTATTTTCAATCACTATATTTTTTGGTTTATGAATACCAAAAAATACTTGAAGTTTATTTTTAAGTTCGTTTGAAGTCACATTTGTAAATCTCAAAATATCAACAACTTGATAATTGTAATTAATTACAGTTGCTACTGTGTAATCATTATTCATACCCAAATCCACACCTATAAAAACATCACCTTTATTATTAGGTAGTTCATTAAATGTCATTATTTCATCTAAATTTTTGAATATTGACGCTTTATCAACAAACTCTGCCATATATTCTTGTTCAAAAATTTCTTGGGGTAGTGAATTTTTTTGTTCATCCAAAAACTTTTTATTAACATATGGACTATCATAACTTGTAAATTTGAATGAAGCCCAACCTTTATCTATATTTTGTTTGGTAAAATATTTGAATAACCAATTTTTACCTTTTGGTGTTGAAGTTATTAATATTTTTTTACCTTTTACTGTTAATGTGGGTATTAATATTGAATGTATGGTATTTTCATTTATAAAGGCTGCCTCATCTATAATCAGATAATCATTTGAATAACCCCTCAAACTATCTTCTTGTAAAGCAGACCTAAATAATATCTTTGAATTATTTTCAAATAGTATTTCTGCTGAGCCAGATTGACCTTTATGTGATTTGACAACATCTGCCGATATTATACCTTCAATAGTTTGTTTATAGACCTTATTTGCTTGACTGTCGGTTGGTAGAACCATCATTATCTGAACATTCTTTTTTGATAATGCCCACATTAAAGATTGGTTAATATCTAATAAAGTTTTTCCAACTTGACGACCACAAACAACTACAACACCAAAAATATTTTTATCATTAATCTTTTGGTGTATTTCCCTTTGTTTTTTATATGGGGTATAAAGTTCTATATTTACCTTTTTATCCATTTAATAAATTCAAGGTATCTTCATCATTAAGTTCCCCAAAACTAACTTTGACATTTTTTGTCATATTGTTAATATCAAATTCTTGTTTTTCAACATAACCCCTCTTTTTACCTTTACATTTTAGATAAAATATAATCGCTGTATCAGACCCATCTTCAATTTTTTCAATCAATTTATTTTCAACAAAGTCAATTTGGTCTTCCAATACATTATCATATAATATTTTGAAGTCTGGGTCTGATTGAGTCCAATTCCACACTTGTTGTCTTGATATACCGACATTATTTGAAGCAACGGAAATAATACCCCTTGCTCTGGCAAATTCTTCTAAAAATCTTTTCTTTTTGTCCGTAGTTGTTTTATTCTCCTTTTTCATTTTTAATAATATCATTAATTGTTAATTGATTAATATATAAATCATAAAATTTTTTTATATTAGAACATATTTCAAATTTTTCTAATTGAATTGCTCTGATTAAAATATATCCAAGTATTGTTATATAGTGAGCGGGTATTTCATCATATAAATTATCCCAATCATCTTTTATTACAACTCTTAAAAAGATAATATCATTCATTAATTTATAGGCTAAATCTTCTAATATCTCATCACTAACGAATTTATTTTTCAAAATGGGGTAGATATGAGCATAAGTTTTTTCAAGTTCTTTATTGACCCATAATTTGGTTTTATAATCCATATCCTCCCGATGTAAAATAAATTCATCTTCAAAGGCTTCTTTCATATAATTAAATAATCGTTCAGACCATTTGTCAATATCATTAAGTTTTTGCTCATTCTTCTTTAATTTGGTCATCATAATATTGTTTCATTTTTTTGTAAACCCTACCTCGGCAACCTGCGCAATGAACACCCCATTCTTGTTGGTTTGGGAAAAAAAAATTATGTAAATTGAATAATAACTTAGTTTGTGTGTCCATTATTTTTTCTTTACCTTCAAGTTCGGATAATAATTTTCCTAATTCTTCTAATTTTTCCATATTAATATAAATATTATAATTTATTGTCTATTATACCAGCAATAAATGATGATATTACTGATATTATAAATACCCCTTCAAAACAACAACCAGATAATAAAGTATATATAATTCCAATCCAAAAGGTTGAACACATCCAACAATGTATTAATCTATGGATAAATTTTTTATTTTTTGAATATTCATCGTATTTTTCTTCTTTGAACCCTAAAAATCGTTTTAATAATATACTTGGTTCGGCGTGAATAAATAAATAAGATATGGCTATGATTGTTAGAATTTGTAGAAACATATTACATTTTTCGTTTTATTTTATCTTTTAGGTTTTTTACCAAATTATGAACTGAACCCTTTGAAATCCCCACTTTAATTGATATTTGTTCCATAGTCATTTTTTGAGTTACCAACATATCATATAAGTTTTTTTCATATAGTTCAAGTGTTTCATAAATCGCTTTTGTTTTTTTGATTTTGTCTATTTGTTCGGGGGTATGGATATTTTCCAAATCCTTATAATATCCTTCAACTTCTTCACTAATAACATCTATGCGGTTGTCTTTTTCGGGGTTATATTCTATCTGACGGTCAATATGTAAATTATTCAATTTTTTGAAATCTGACCACCAGTAAGATTGATTTTTTATCCATCTAATACAATAACCTTTAATGCCATTTTCCCCTTTATCATTATAGGCTTTTTCAAGAACATCAATTTTTTTTATACAGTGTAAATATAATTCAACGACTAAATCCCTATATAGTTCATAGGGTATTACTCCGTTGTTATTGATGTTGCCCACAACCTCCAATAAAAATTTATAATTATTTTTGAAATAATCGTCTAAAATTTCCTTCACTTTATATTTTTTTTTTGTTTATGTAAAAAAAACGAATATGTAAATATTTATTGATAACAAAAAAACATAAGATGAAAAATATTAACGAAAAATTTGCCAAAAATTTATCAAAATTCAAAAGTATTGAAAAAAAGACAATTACTGAAAAATTATTTAGTGAAGAAGAAATAATCATACCCCATAATAAATTCTCACCATACGATTTAGTTTTTCCGAAGGGTAAAAGCATAATTGAAATTAAAAATAGGCGTTTTAGTTCTGACACCTTTGATAATAAATATAATGGTGAAATGATGATTGAAACTCAAAAAGTTGAAAAACTATTAAACATTACTTCAAGGGGTGGTAAATATGATGGCTATCTTGCGTGTATTTTATTCTATTTTGATGATGATGTGTTCCAATATATAATTCTAAATAGAATTGATTTTAGACAATTAGAACGACAAGAACGAAATACCCCAACTAATAGTTGTGATGTATGGGCAAATAGACAAGATGAGTCAGTTTATATAATACCAAAAGAAATATTAACTAAAAATAATTTTGTGAGACGCAAAGTTATTCTCTAATATATCTTAATAATCTATTTTGACGGTCGTGATAATCAAAACCTAAATATAAGTCCGCCTCATAAGTTGTATTTCCTTTGAAGGGTTTTATATCATCCCCATTATTAGTTTGATATTGTGGGAATAAAGATGAATTATCACATAAATAATTGATTAATCTTTGACTGAACCATTGTGCTCGGTCGTTAGTCAATTTCTGCATATATTTTATCACATCCAAATCAGTCGCATTCCCATTTTCTGATGTTAATTGAAGCACCCCCTTATTGAATAATTGGTAACTCATATATGGAAACGCATAAAATAACATTTGCCACGCTGTGTAGGGTTTTATATAATCTTCAACTAATATAGTTTCATTAGCATTTAATGTTTGAGCACTAAATGTATCCAACAAATAATTGAAAAAATTAGTTCCCAAAAATTCATTTAAGTTAATTTGATGAACTGTTTGAAGATGGGGCACCAAATCTTGGAATTGAACATTTTGTGATATTGGTAAATAGGCTTTAAGCCACGCTTGACTTGTAAAAAATACATTTATCATAATTTCAGTTTATTTATAAATATCAAAAAAAAACATCAAATATAAAAACAAAAAACCCCCTTACTATATTTCGGGGGGTCTCTAACAAAAAAAACATCTGATGTTTAATATTAATTATAAATTTATGTTTTGTAAAATATTTTGATGCCTTTTTTTTGCGGCTTCTGATAATTTTTTTCTCCATTCATCGGAAAAAATCCTACCCTTTAATTTTTCCTTCATTTTTTCAATATGTTCCTTAGTATGTTTTTTTCCTTTATTCCAACTAATTGTTCCACTTGTTCCCTCACCTCCATTAGTCAAATTACAAAGATTTTCTCTACCAAACATAGATATATATAATTTTTCCCAATCTAACGCTCTTTTTTCAGATAAATTTTCGTGGATAATATATATTTCATATTCATATTTATTCACAATATTGTTCCAATAATAACTTCTACCCTCTTTTCTCCACGCTCGTCTATCTTTACCCTTCCCAACATAAAAAACCTTACCAGTGGTCTTATTTATATGAAAATAGATATAATATTCGTTCATTAAGCCTCCAAAATATTTAGGGGTGTTAATTTGAAATTAACTGATAATCCATTTAAGAAAAATAAATCATTCATTAAAGTTTCAATAACCCTACGCTCGGGTGCTATAACAGTTGATTCAAATATATTATAAGCGGTTGATATATCAGCAGAACCTAATTTACCGGGAATTGCGATAGCCATTAATTCTGTTGAAACAATACGGTGAGCAGAACATATCTGAACTACTATTTGTTCCCCAATTACTGTAAATTGTTTATCAAGGTCAGATGGTGAAATAGTATCAATAGTAGTTTTATTTTCAACCCCATCACTAAAAAATACTAATGGTTTGCCAGCCGCTCTTGCTCCACTATATTGTCTCTTTAATTCATTAACAATAGTTTCACGCTCTTCAATTGAGTTGGGTTTTTTAGTAAAGTGTATAGCGAGACCGGGGTTAAATCCGTTTGTAATATTCATATTGTGAAATACCGCTATTGCCGCATCTGCTTTAATCCAATTTAAGGCAGATGTATATGTTGGAACACCATAATATTCCGTGTTAGGATTATATTTTTTAATATATAATAATTGAGTATAATTTTCTTTATCATTAATATTAAAAGCCGCAATTCTAACGGGGGGAACACCTCTTATGTTTGACCAATCATTTGAATAATAATATTCTTCAACTTTACCATCCTTCATTTTTCCACTACGAATATAAGAAGGTTTTACTCTTTTGAATTGAACAACCTTACTAAAATCCCTTGACCAAATTATTTCTACACACATAGAACCAAATAGTTCCCAATCTCCACTAACTAAATCCAAAAATGTATCAATTGATTTGTCGTTATCAAAATATTTTAGAAGTTTTTGAAGTTCAACTTTTTCAATATCAGTTAATGTTGTATCATCATATGTATATCCATTTCCCGCAATCATTTTAGATTTTTGAGTTAATATTGATTGATGAATTGAAGATGAATTATATAAGTCAATAAGTGTATCGGGATATAAATTATCATCTCCGAAATTAACCCAATCCTTATTCTTTATTTCCTTGATTTTAGGGAAATCTGAATTTTGTAAATTTACTGACACCACATAAGTTGGTTGTGTTTCTTTTGGTTGCGGTGTTTCAGTTTTTTGTTTTGTGAATAAAAAATCTAATAGTGCCATATTATAAATATACTGATTGAATTGTTTGATTATTTCCACTAATAAATACTTTACCAGTTTCAACAAGGCTAGCCCCACTGAATGTTATATCTGTATTAGTTGAACCACTTATCTGTGCGTAAATTTGATAGTCGTAAAAACCTTGATTTAGGTCAGTATCACCCGAAATATTAATATTGAATTGATTATATCTCCACGAATTTATAACTGGCGTGTAAATGTTTGTCGTTATAAAGTTTGACTCATCATTTGAAAACCACCATAAATATTCTACGGGTGTTGCTGAAAAACTAACTGGTAATTTTTCGGTTAGTGTTAAAGCCACTACATTATTTTCATTTTTATTTAAGACAATCATAAGTTTTTACAATAAATATCAAATACAATTAACAAATATAAAAAAACCCGTCGGGAGCAGTGACGGGTTCTTCAAAAGAAAAATAAATCCAATTTTTATATAAATATTACTTATTCAATCAACTTAAATTTATTTTGTAAATTATATTCGGGTTTTAATAAATTAATATAGAAGTTAAATTTTTCTCTGACTTCTTCAATATCCTTAATAATTTCTAATATTGAAAAATGAAATACTTTATCTCCATATAAATTATAATCCTCTATAAATTCTTTTGAAGGGTGTTGTTGTTTTTTTAATAAAAACAATTGACCGAATTTTGAAACATCTAAATTGAATGTCTCACCAACCCATCTTTTTCCATTTTCTACATTTATTATTTGATAAATTATCACGGGATAATAAAATCCCCCACCTTGATGGTAGGCGTCTAAATAATCGGGTCTTATTTTATGTGTTTCCATTTTGTTTTTTTTGTTTGTTTATATTTAATAAATATATACCTATCTAAAAAAAGTATCAATTACTAAAAAATTATTTTTCAAATTCTTTTTCGGTTAATAATACATCTGTTATAAACACATCAATAAGTTTCGCTAATGATAATCCATTTCTTTTACAATACGATTGTATTTGTTGTTTTTTTTGTGAGTTAATTTTCATTACGAAAATCGCATCTTTATGTTTTACTTTTTTCATTTTAATAATTTTCTATATTGTTCAAAATTATTTATTCTCGCTTCGGCAATTTTAAAGTAATCTTCATCCATCTCCATTCCGATAAAGTTAAAACCCACCGAAACTTAATATATGTCCTCCGGGTTTTAATACCCTATATACTTCCTTCCAAAATTCAACACTAGGAACATCGTAGTCCCACTTTTTATTCATAAATGATAAACCATAAGGGGGGTCAGTAATAATGCTGTCTATTGAGTTATTTTCAAGTGTTTTTAATAAGTCAATATTGTTTCCTTTAAGTAAATTAATTTTTTCCATATATGTTATTTTAATAATAAATATATACTAATTTAATCATTAAACAAAAAAAACCCCCTTTTTTTGAAGGGGGCTTAATCTAATATGAAAAAATTGATTATTGAACAATTGATGGAATAACAGTAGCATCCACTTCGGGTGCTAATGTTGGTTCCTCAGCGGTGAATGTAAGAGTATATCCGTTCAAATCGGTTTTTGCCGTTCCCGACCCACCTTCATTTCCAGTTAATATACAACCCTCAGATTGACCAAAGAACCAATATAAATCATTACTATCTTGAACTATAATGTTTAGTTTCTTTTGTCCTGCCGCAAGTAATAATATTTTATTTCTTTTTGTTTGTTCCCTGCGTGGGATAACCAAAGTAATTGTTTGAGTGTAAAAAGTTGTTCCATTTTCTAAATTTACAGTCGCACTTTCCACATAACTTGAAGTATTCCTATTAAATTCAAAGTTATAGAAGAATGTACTAGTAGCCATTGCGATATTATTAATAACCTCACCACTAGCAACTAATATACCACCCGCATTTTGAGTAATACCCGTTACACTTACAGCGTCAGTAATATATATTTTTTTTACACCACCAGCGTTAGGTTCACATCCAAGTGAAATCCCGCCGTTTAGTAAGTCCGATTGACACGCCATTTTATATTTTTATTAATTAGTTTATTTGTTAAAAAAGGGGGGGTTTGTGACCCCCCATTTTTTTGTGTAAAGGTTATGGTCTAAAATATACAATTTCAGCACCGAAGTAATAATCTACACCGAATTTGAATGAAGCAATCAATCTTACAGTTGGTTGTCCGATAACATCCAACATAGGGATAATTCTAACATCTTCAAAATCAGACTCTAAGTCAGTAAGTAAGAACATATTTGACAATGCCCCCGCAACAATAGTGTTCGCTGGCATTCCCGGTGCTTCAATAATTTCAATACCTAAGAAGTCAAGTGTTTTAGCCCCAACATAGTAAGCCTCAGATGAAGCCGCAGCAATCGCTTGTCTGTAAAGTTTAGCAGCCGCCACACCCATAAAGATTTTAAGGTCTGGTTTTGTAAATACAGCCGTAGGGATTGCGTTATATACTAATGTAGTAGCCGATATAATATTTGTCAAACTCAAAGTAAAACCACTTGGTTTGATAACATTAGTGTCAGCAGAGAATTTGAAAATCAAACCATCACATACATTAATTGGATATGTCGCGCCAGTTGTATTACCTTGCCATACGATTTGTTCCAAGTCAGAAGAAACTTTACGAGCGGTCAAATCTAAAAGATATTGTTCCATAGATATTGGCATTACTTCGGGGTTGTTTGAACCTGCCCTTAGTTGCTCAGATAAATAGTTTGTCTCAAAAGTTCTTTTACAATACTCCAAGTTAATTTTAATCGCACATACCTCAAAAGATTTTTGTGCTAGTGTTCCTTCACCACTTGATGTGAATGTACAGTCAGCGTCTTGAAGGATGTTACCCAAATCAAAAGAAGCCAATTTAATTTTTGACTTTACATTCGGGATTAGTGTCAAAACTGATTTTGACGGTCCGGATAATAGTGCCGCTGAGTAAAACCCTTCTGCGTCTCTGCCGGTAAATACTGTATTATCTACTAGTGCCATTTCTTAATTTTTTTTTTATGTTTATTTATTCTTGAATATTTGTTTTTATTTATTTGTTCAAAAAAATTTATTTTCTTTTGATTGAACGAAATTTATTGATTGTATCTTCAAATGTTTGTTTTTTAATTTTGTTGTATTCATCAATAGTTGTTTTTGATTTTTCACCGGGTTGTTTTGATAATTGTTCAACCTTAGATGTTAATTCATTTACTTTTGACATCATACCCTCATTCATTTTTGCTTCTAACTCATCAATTCTTAACATAAGTTGTGCGTGAATCGCATTCATTTGTTCAAAACGGGGGTCTAAAATCTGCATAATTTCTGTTATAATTGCCGTTTGTTCCTCTGGTGTTACCGCTAATTCAGCCTCATCAACAATTTCTTCTGCTTGTTCTGATGAAATTTCCGCAATTTCAATACAAACCCCACCCTCAGTTTGAATAATAATACCAAGTTCGGGTAGTGTATGTTCTCCATCGGGTGCTGGTGAAGTTGTGCCGTCTTCTGCGACTACAAATACTTCTTTACCAATTTCAAAATCACCCTCAGTTTCAACAACTACACCACTTGAAGTAGTTGTTCTTGCTAACGAATATTGAACTTTACTAAGTTCCAACATTTCTTTGATTTTTTGTAGTGTTGTCATTTCTTTTTTCATTTTGTTGCTTTATTTGTAAATATTTATTAATTAATCAATAGTCAAAAATAATTTATTTATTTGACCACTGACTATAACATACTGCTGTTCTCTGTGTATAATCGGGGAACTCAATTTTCATTTTATTATTTCTCATACACCTTGATATAAATTTATCCTCAGTATCATCTGTTGAAGGGGTGGGTAAAATAAAAAAATACTTTGATAAATTAAGTTCGTCTAATTTATTCTCACACCATCTTAACATAACATCACCACCCCACATATTATATGAAATCACGCCACAAGAATCGGGTTCACCATCCGAATATGTTTTAGCCCTACTTAAAAATGAAAAAGTCCTTTTTATAATATCAATTGATATATTTTCTCTATTTGCTAATTGATTTGCTCTTATTTTTCCAACTCTTGTAGCACATTTATTTCCTAACTCACTATTTTTTTCTAATGCGTTTTTTGCGTTATCCGAAGCACCTTGTGGGTAATCATTATAACTTTCTAACTTAATATTTTTTATAAATTTGAGTTTTTCTATTGGGTTCATAATTAGTCGCAAGGTTTGATTAGATTAATTTTTGGTAAATTAGGATTCCTTGCGTCACTTATAAATGTTTCTTTACGACATCTACACGCATCGTTTCTACTTTTCCAACGACCCTCACCAACATAACTATGCGCTTGTTTGAATCGTGGCATTTCTATTTCTTTACTACCTCCGGGCCAACTGTAAGTGAAAAATGAACCTTGAATTTGGAAACCTAAATTGTGAAGTGTCACACAGATGGGGCAGGTTACACAATCATCCGAAGCAACCCATCGTTCCCACTTAACTTTTCTTAAATTAAGTTTACCCTCTTTTATGTCTTGTTCATATTGATGTTTTAATAATTCAGCCCTTATCATTACTTCTTCAACATAGTCCCAACTACAATCGTTATGGTTATGTTTTACAT